CACCCCTCCTTACTTTCCGCTTTAGGCTTTGCCCACCACAAACAAGGCCCATCTTCTGTATCAAAACCGGCAATAAGAAAGGCATCTTTTATAGGTGTTTGTGGTTTCCAGTTTGACCAATCTGCACAGTCGTCTTCAGGAATTTCTGGAATATCCCAATATTCCAAACGCTCAACAAGAATTTCTACACCAAGATTAATTTGTAGCTGAGCCCATTGTTCTTTTGTATAAAACTCAGCATGCTCTCCAATAGTGTCGTGCTTCTCTATATCAGGGTGGAACCAGCAGCTATTTAAATCATCTGGTACTTGTGTTGGTTGTATTTGATATTTCATCCCTCAGCTCCCGATTCGCTTGCTTCTTCAACTTCATCCCAATTGACAAAGGCAACCCCTGAATCACATTCTATTTCACCCTTGTGATTGCAATTAGGACACTGAACCTTGTCCCCATCCCACAAGTAGCACCCAATGCCACGTTCAGTTGTTACTTCTGCATAGTCGCCAAAACCACAATTAGAGCAGGCATCAAGCCAAGTAATTTTAAGAGTTTTCATTTTGATCACCTGCTGCTTCAACCATTGCCTTATATCCAGTTTTACTTAGCGTCGACATCGGCGCGACTGAATATCGTTCGTATGCTTGGAACATCTTTTCCGATGGAACCTTAGGCATTAGTACATAACCCTCTGGCACCGCCTGAGCTTTGGCTTTTTGCCACAAATCCCATCCATAATTAATTTCGGCTAGGGCAGATAGGTTAATTTCAGTTAGTGGCAAATGATCATGTAAGCAATATGCATTGGTTGCTTCATCAAACTTCACTATCTTGAAAACCTTGTCACTGTGTTGAACCTCAAACTCACTTCTTAACTTATTCAAATCTGTCATATCATCACCCAATTACTGTAAATTTGAAATTCTTTAAGTTAATAGCAGTCATCTTGTTGCAGTGCTGACACTTGGTTCGGGCTCTTTTCTTTAGCTCCTCAAGGTCTTCACTAATCTGCTTTTTCTGCTCTGTAATCTTTGTTTGTTGTCGGGACCAATATTTCATAGTGTCTTTGATCCACATCACAGGATTTACTTTTGCTCCGCACTTCATGCATGTAAGTTCTAAAGCTTTAGTGTCAATCGCTACTTGTGCATGCTGACACTTACGCAGATTTGTTCTTGGAAAAGGAACAACATTTTCTTCGACATTCAAAACGATATGATCTTGAAAAGGGTAGTTCATATTCCCTCTGTATTCTTGATCTGTCATGCTGCCACCTTTGCTTTAATGCGCTCTTGATATAACTTTGCGTAGTACTCTTGAGCGTGTGGAATTTTGTCTTTGATCTTCTGGATCATTGCTTCGTCACGTTTGTAGGTGACAGTTGTTAAACGTTCTCGAAGATCGATACGCTCAACTAAATCAATTAGCTGCTCTCGATCATCCCAATCATTTGTAAGCTCGATAGGGCAAGGAAGTAACCAGAAATCAACCATTGCTTGCTCACAGTCGTAAAGCCACATGTAGCCTTGCATCTGCCAGTCATAGCCCGCCTTCTTTGCCTTTTCTTCTGCTTCATCTTGAAAGAATGGGTGAGTACCAATATCCCAAGTGCATTTAGTGTCGAGGATCAACTTGTTGTTCAGATCAAGAATGTCGCATTCACCAGTGATGAACTCATTTTCCAAACGACCTTCATGCTTCACATACTGACGGAAACGAACCTTACCAGACAGGCTGATTGCAATTTCTTCAAGTGCATTGCCTTTAGCTGTGTACTGGTTGCCTTTGAAAGACTTGAACGTGGTCAAGTCCTCCTTAACGATTGTTCTGATCTCAGTCTTAGCTGTATCGCTAAGAACTGAGCCTTTAGTTTTAGAGTCGCCTATAAGCTTATTTAGGCTTGAGCATCGGAATAGCTTCATAGTGCATTTACCTCAGCTATTTGTGCATTAGTAAGTGCATAGCCTTCTAATACATACTCTTTAGTAACTGCATCGGCTTTGATCTGCTCTAAGAGAACCGGGAACTCGTTGTCTGGTACAGTTGGTTTAACTTCCTGAACTTCTCCAACTTCCTTTACAGTGACATTTTTAAACCAGTCTTTAGGTGAGCTCATTCCATCACGTAAGCTAGTGAAAATCTTGCGAAGCGCAACGATATTGGCTGCTGTAATAGCATCAAGACGACGCTGAATGTAATCTTCAATGTCTTTCTTGGTGACGTTAAATTGCTCAAAGGCAACAACAAGTTTTTGTACAGCTTCTGGTGAAGTATCAGCACTTGCATGGATTGTCTTTTCGCACTGATTAACTGCATCATCAATTACATCACCGGGTATTACACCTAAGATGCATGCACGTAGACGACGAGCGCCATTATTTGCAACCAATTCATAAATATCGCGTGGATCTGTTAATTTTTTAGATCCATTGCGTGTATAACGAATATGTGGGACCTGAAAAACCTTTGTTTGACGGGTATTTGTTTCAACATCCCAAGCAAATGCTTCAACCGTAGATTCGCCATTTTCAGAAGACAATTCACGGATACCGTACTGAATATTCCCCCAATTCTGAGCAAGCATTTCTGCAAGTCGAATTGATGGGCCAGTTACCGAACTACCACCACGAGCATAAGAATAAACAGCCGATTGAGCTAAACCGGGACGCTGGCAAGCGTTCATAATCCGGTCATAAGCTTCAATTGGGTTACGTGGGAACTGCTTAGCAATAACTAAAGCAGCTTGAACCTCTGCAATTGCACGTTGACTATCAGACTGAACTGTAGACATTGCTTGAGTTGTAGGAGCAGCTACTGCAAAAGGGTTTTGTCCTGAGTGTTGCACTGGCGCATTCATAATCTTCTCCTAATTCTTTTCTACTGGGCGTTGTTCGAGTGAGTCTTGCCAGTCTTCTCTAGGCTCAGATCTATAACAAAGAACAACTTCATCAAGTTCCTTAACTAACCACTCATTGCCCCACATAAAAGGTTTAGTGGTGTAGCAACAAGTCAACCCATTTGCATCAGTTGCAGCCCAATTGGCTTCTACTGGAATGGTTGACCAATCGTATTTAGTCTCCATCACCCACCTCTCAACTCATTTATTTTCTCTTCTCTTGCCAGTTCTTCTAACTCTTCATTGATTGCTTGAATCTGAGATGAAGTTGGGGCGAATGGTTGACCATCTATAGCGTCTACGAATTCATAGTCTTCTACATGTGGACGGCTAAATTCAGTCACTTGAAGCATTGTGAAAGATACGTCTTGAGCATACTGAGGATTACCTTCATCCCACTCAAAAGAGCTTTCTTTCTCTATACCGCTGCATTTGCCAACAACATAGATATGTTCTTTGCCTGGACAGATAAGAGAGAAGTAAATCTCATCGTTAATCACTTCCACGTTTGTAGCTTCAAGGCTTGTGAATACAGCAGCATCAAACGAGATATTGGCTAACATATTCATTAGTTAGCTCCTTCCACTTGCACACGCACATACATGTTCTGTTTTGCTTTGAGTTCGTTGGCGTATTGCTCGTCGGCACAGCCTTTTAGGAATGCAAATACAATGAAAGTGATAACCCAGAAAGCTACGAATGCTTTCGAGCCATCCCTAAAGGCTTGGCTAAACTTGTACTTTTCAATTCTTTGATTCATACTTATCTCCGCATTTGATGCAAACCGCCTAGTCTTCGAACCCTATGGCGGTTTTTGTTTGTCGATGAGATAAATATCGCATTTCCGATATTATTAGTCAATAGGGAATCCGATATTTTTATAGAAATTCCGATTTTTTGTGTTTTAATAGACAAAAGAAAACCCACGCTGGGTGGGTTGAATGTTAATAAACGTTAATAATTCTTGATGTACATGATAGCTTTATCTATAATGCATTCATGGACCGGGGATTCCCAGTCGGTAAAAGGCTTTGGTGTAATATCAAGGCCTTTTATTTTATGGAAAGATTTTTATTCCCCATCCATAGTAGTTCAAACCAGTTGCTTTTCTACCACCAGCGCAATAAAGCTTGTGTTCAAGAATATCAAAGGCTCTATTCTTCTGCTGTGGTTGTAATACATGGTTACCAATAGGGCGTGCAACAAGATCCGCAATTTGTAAACCTGTTGAATTAATCTTTTTTGATGCCATTTTGATTTCAAATGGCAGGTTATGTTTTAGGTAGTTGTTTCCATCACAAACCCTCCGAAACTCTAATTCTAAATCCTTATCCTCTTTTATTCCACGTTGCTCAAAAACAATAAACGTTTTTTTATCATGTTGATTTCGCTCTTTTAAATATCTATAAATCCTTTCAAGCCCAAATTCAAGCGCAATGTAATAAGGGTTATTAGGGGTAGTGTATTTTTTTATTAATTCATTTTTTTTAATTACACATGAGACTAAAACAAAATTAGACTCAGAGATGAGCTGGTTAAGATCTGCAAACAATGATTCTTTTTGCTCTCTCGATCCGTAATTAGCAAAATCACCAGTGCTTTTTAAAATCTCTCGCTCATGCAAAACAATAATATCGTGTCCGAAATGCTTAAACTTAAGTTGTTCTAATTTCTCTATCACATTTTTTGTGTAATGTTTTTTATGAAAAATGCAAAATGCTAAAACAAAGACAGGGTATTTTGCATTAATACCTTTTAAAGTTGGGTCGCCACTTTCATCAACATAGACAATATAGTCACTGAATTCCATCAAAACCTCTCTGACTTATTATTTAATTAACTCTTTCTTACTCTTTTTGGTCGTGAACCGCCTAACGGTCTAAATGCATCAATAACCAAGCCTACCAGTTCCATACCATCTTCAAATTCAATAATATTCGGGTGAAAGTTAGGATTTAGGGCTTGCAGGTATTTGCGCTGATCGCTTTCAATTACAAGCTTTTTAAAGGTTGCATCTGTATTATTTCGAACAACAATTAGATCATCAGGAAGTAAATCACAAACCTGATAGTTTGGATTAACTAAAATATAGTCACCTTCTTCATATTTTGGGGAATTACTTACGCCAACAACTCTTAAATAAAAACATCCATCTGGATCATCTGCACTAAGGGGTGGCAACCATTCATTTATTTTATTAGGATCGATAGCTTCTACTGATGTCATTGTTCCTGCCTGCACCCAAGAAAGAACGGGAATTAGCTTTTTAGTTATAGGCTCAACGTTATTATCAAACTTACTGACAATGCCTTTTTTTAACTCTTCTGCGGTAACACCAAGTGCGGTAGCCAACTCAAGTATAGAGCCTGTCGATTTGGCATTCCCTGTTTCGAGATCAGAAATTACAGATTGTTTGACACCTGACTTCATAGCCAGTTCTTTTTGAGTCATTTTCTTAGCTTTGCGAATTGCTTTTAAGTTTTCGCCCAAAGTAGCCATAAATTTGTCCATTGTTACTTCTATCGGAATTCTGATACATATTTCAATCGGTTTGGCTATTGAATAAATATCGGAAAACCTATATATTTAATAAAAATTATCGGAGACCGCCCATGAATCAATGGCAGAAGATGATCTCTGAGTTAAGGGAAAAGGGTCTTACTCAGACATTTATAGCCGCAGAAATCGGGTGCTCACAGAATTACGTTAGTGATTTAGAGCGCGGGTTATGTGGGAAACGCCTTTCATATGATCTAGGAAGAAAACTAGAAAATTTATGGAAGGAATATTGTTCAGAACAATTAACCGCTTAGGAACTAAACCATGAGCAAAGTATCAACCGAATTGAGTGCAAGTGCGAGAAATAGCATTACAAGGGTTTTACGCATTCTTGCAAACAGTAATAACTCCCAGATTGCTGAAAAGTTGGGGCTAGATCCAACTACATTTTCAAGATTTAAAAATGACAAGAAAAACAATGGCTTGTCAGATATTGAGAATGTTTGCGCAATGTTGGATTTGCTTGAATTAAAAATCGTACCGAAGAAATACAAGTTAATTCATAAGGAAAAGTTGGCAGCGCTTTTGAATCTATCAAAGGCTTATATGGGACGCCTAGGTTCAGTCGACGATCTTTTTCAAGATGACATTGAAGACTTTGGAATTAATGAAGAACTCGGATATTAAAAAACCGCTTCCTGCGCGAACAGGTTAGCGGTCACGTTCAATCGGAGAAGGACCAAATGAACTATTCAATATTAGCAGACATTGAACTAAATCGGAAGATTAGTTTGTTTCAAAAAGCGGTTGAGGCTTATGTGCTTAATCGAACTCTCGAAAACTCTATGGCATTGGCTAAAGCGAAAGCTGATTTAGCTGCATTTGTATTGAGAGGTGTTTGATGGGTGCATCAATTCCAATTATTAAGTTGATTGAAGCTATGAACGAACAGCCAATAGCATTCAACAAGCACTATGTATTTTTAGGATGTGGGATCAATGGGGCACTAATGCTTTCACAATTGGTCTACTGGACTTCTCGCACTAAAGACAGTGAAGGTTGGATCTTCAAAACACATCATGAGTGGACTCAAGAAACTGGTCTTACTCGTCGTGAGCAAGATACGGCTAGAGCAACACTTAAATCACTTCAATTTATCTCTGAAAAGAAAATGGGTGTGCCTCGTCGTGTTTACTTCCGTGTAGAGCGGGAAAATCTATATCAAGCTTTGATCGAATACTCTGAAAGCATTGATATTAATAGTATGCACAATTCCGCCATACTGAATGCACAGAACAGCCATACTGAATGCACAAATGCGCCAGACTGTATGCACGAAAGCGCCACACTGAATGCACAAATCCGCCCATCTAATACAGAGAATACATACAGAGAATACACAGAGAATACTACAGATATTATTTGTGCTGAATCAGCACCAAAAACACAAAAATTTAAAGCAAAAGATTTCTTGTTGAAAAACGGAGTATCTGAGCAAACAGCAACTGAATATCTTGATCTTCGCGACAAGAAGAAAAAACCAGTAACTCAACGAGCTTTACAACTTGTTTTCAAACAAGCTCAGGAAGCAAAGCTAAGCAATGAGCGTGTATTCCAAATTATCGTTGTTCGTGGTTGGGAATCTTTCAAAGCAGCTTGGAATTGGCAGGAGACAAATGCAGAGCTTGAGCAATTAGAAAATCCAGTTGTTGAGCAACAAGAGCAGGCTTCACTGATCAACCTACAAAGCAAGCCAAAAGGTTTCTTAGGAGGTGTTCAATGATTATTTCTGAAATCAAAAATATACAAATTGAACAGTCAGTTTTAGCAACTTTGATGACTGTAGTGGATTCTTACTCACAGGTTGAAGGAAAGCTTTGTGAAGAAGATTTCTTTGCTACGCGTCATAAATTAATTTTCAAAGCAATTGTTGATCTTGACTCTAAAAACTCGCCTTATGACGCAGTATTGGTTCATGAATATCTTGAAAGCCATAACCAGCTAGAACAAGTGGGTGGTGAGCAATACCTACTTACAATCATGGGTGATGCTCCAAGTAGTTATTTCAACTTAGAGTCATATGTTGAAAAACTTAAAGACTTAACAACATGCCGAAAGGTTGAGGTTGAAGCTCTCCAAGTACTCCAGAAGGCCCGTAATTTAACTGTGAGCCGTGGTGAACTTGTTCTGAATGCTCAAACTGCTTTTGCCGAGATTAACACTGATAGCTCAACCGAATCACTAATTCATATCCATGAAGCAGCAAGCAAAACATTCGGCTATATCAGTGAAAAAATGGAAGCTGCAGTGATGGGCGAAAGCATCATCAAGGGCATTCAAACAGGTATTTATGAGCTTGATCGTTTACTTGGTGATGTTGAGCCGGGGCACCTAGTAGTTGTTGCTGCTCGCCCAGCTATGGGCAAGACAACAATGATTCAAACCATTGCTAACCATGTATCAATCTTTCAGAAAAAGCCATCTTTGATTATGTCTGGTGAAATGCCAGAAGAACAGATAGCTATGCGTATGTGCTGTGCAATTGGACCAGCAGATATTGGCATGGTTCGCAATTCACCGCACTTATTGCCTAAAGAAGAATTCACAAACTACACCAATGCAGTCGCTTTGCTCCATAAGGTGCCAATCGAGATTGATGATAGGTCACGTCCGTCAATTGCAAATGTACGTGAATCTCTCCGCAAGATGAAACACAAATACGGAACAGTGGGTGCTGTATTTATTGATTACCTTCAAATCATGAAAACCACTAAGCAATTTGCGCGTGAAGATTTAAAGATTGCCTATTTCACAGGTGAACTTAAAGCGATGGCTAAGGAGTTTAACTGTGTTGTGGTTTTACTTTCTCAGCTTAACCGTGAGCTAGAGAAACGCCCAAATAAACGCCCAATCATGTCTGATTTACGTGAGTCTGGTGCTATCGAGCAGGATGCTGACCAGATCATCTTCTTGTACCGAGATGAGGTCTACAACAAGGAATCTAAGTACAGAGGAATTGCAGAGGCCATTGTAGGGAAGAACCGTCACGGAGAGATTGGCACAGCTTATATGCATGCTCAGTTGAAGTATTGCCAATTCACAAACCTAGATCAAAACGCAATTGAGCAATTGCATTCGTTTGGAGGTGCAGCGTGACTTTATCAGAAATCAGAGAACAACTTGCAGTAGTTGCAGAGCGTAATGGTCGTCCACCTTATGATTTATGTGTGCTTAAGGCTGTTCAATTTGCTGTGAATAATGGCACCGAGCATCCGCTTAAGGAGTATTTGACTAAACCTAAAGCAGCGATAAAGAGTGTATCGACTGTGAAAGGCCCATCAGCTAAGTCAGGTCCTAAACGTGCTCAAGCAACTGTTGAAGAAATTAAAGCGCTATGTGAATGGGTAGAAGATGAAGTAGGCCGTCAAGCAATGTTGGCTGAGAAGGCAGGTACAGCACCTTCAGTCCTATGGAGAATCAATAGAACTCAAACATGTACCAAGGCTCTATACAACAGGTTGATAACAGCTAGAAAAGAAATTGAAAAACGCCAAAAAGGAAATCCACTCTTAAAAACTCGTAATGAAGCAATGGATAAAGGGTTGCCTTATTACACAGGAAGAGAGTGTGAGAAGTGCAAAACAACAACACGCTATGTCACTTGCAACAAATGTGTTCACTGCATGGCTGAAGCTAATAAGCGCAAAAAGGAGATGGCAGCATGAGTATTCAAAACACATTGCAACAACGTGGTGAGCGTTACGGGGAGTTTAAAGACGTAGCCCAGTTGAGTAATGACTTGATGCGCTTACTTCAAGCTACTCCTAATTACAACGAGTCGCTTTCTGACTCGCAGCATTTCGCATTGGTCATGATCACTAACAAGATGGCTCGCATTGTTAATGGCGATCCTAACTACATCGATAACTGGCACGACATTGCAGGTTACGCAACGCTTGTTGAGCAAGAGTTAATCATGACAGGACATGACAAGGAGGCGGTATGAGCATGATCGTATTTCCATTAAAGAAGGCTGAAAAGTTAGATCGTCTTTGCTTATGTATTAATTGCAACAAACTCTTTGTTGATGCTGTTGATAGTCGCGACCATGGCATTTGTTCACTTTCTTGTGGCTATGCATTCCGCGGAATTGGTTGGAGTGACTTCCTATGAAACCAGAACAGTTTATTCGTGAGTTCGGGGTGGAGAAGGCGAGAGATGTTGTTGAGGGGTCGCCTGATGGTCACAAAGGATACAACGATGTTATTAACCAATACACAAGAGGGGTTTGGTTTAGTAGGGATGTGATGCTTTCCGACCTCAAGCGTCTGGTGGAGTCTTTGGATTTGGTTGAAAAGTTTGGCGGCTATGGTAAGTGCAAATTTTACATGACTGGAATGAAGCTTAATAAATGTGATTCTGTCAAATGCCCTAAAACTGGACTGATTGTTTCACGTGCTGCTCTGGAAATAGCCATAAATGACTATCGAGAATCAATATACGGAGGCGGGGATGAATCTTAAACAATGGCAACGAAGTAAAAAGATAAAGGCTGAAGCAGAGGCAGCAGCTAAGCGCACAGTTGAACGTGTATTGAATGCAGTAAAGGAGCCAGCCATGAGTGAGTTTAAAGTCGGGGATTGGGTTAAACGCACAGACAAAATAACCGAGTCTATCTACCAAATAAGCAGTATTGATAAGGATCTTATCAAGTGTAATTTCATAAAGAATGGGGAAAGCTGGCGCCTTCATACAACTAAAGGAGAGATTGAATTTGCCACACCAGAAGAAATCGCAGCAGGTCACCGCATTGATAAACCCTCGAATCCGAGGGAATTAGAAACCCTAGACAAACCAGAAAACCACATTTCGCCTAATTGCAAAGTGGAGGATGTGTGATGGATAAGAAAGCATTACAAGAGCAATTTGAAGAGTTTGCGCGTTGGTATGTGTTGCCCTTGGATAAAAGCGAAGATGGCATTTATCGAGCTTTAGAGACGCAATCTGCGTGGAAGTCTTTCCAGCACCAGCAAGCGAAAGTGGAGGAGCTTAAAGCATCTCATCACGGTGAAGTGATTGGTCATGAAGTTCACTTTAAAAAGATCAAGCAAGAGCGTGACGAGCTGCAAACCTTATACATCCAACAAGGCATAAACATGCTGAAGCTGCAAAAGCGGGTGGATGCTTTAACTCAAACAATGGAAGAAGTACTTGAGGAAATGAAATATCCAACTGCCACTTTTGAAGAAGTAATTGTGTGCGGTGTGAAGGTGTTAGAGCAAGCGCTCAAGGGGGAAGGACAGTGATTAACGAAGAATTAGCCAAAATCGGAATGATGTTTATTCATTGGATTCAAATCCATAGAGAATCTATCAATCGCTTTGAAGAGTTTCGGGATTGTTTTGTGCAGGACCCTGATGAGCCAGTGCACACTAAAAAGGACTATGACAAAGCATGGGAAATTCAGAAGGAAGCTTCTGTATTGGGTAGTGAAGCGAAAAGACGCTATGAAACCTTGCTTGAAGAAGTTGACCTATATCTAGCGCGTGAAAGAACTGATGTTCTTGAGGCAGGTGACCAATGACCACATTCAAAGAGGCTCAAAGAATTAGATCAAAACCAGTGGCGCGTTCTTGCGTGCCATTAAAGCATAGACAAGGTGTTAGCAAAGGCGAAGCAATGCTTTGCCGTCAGCTAGATGTGATGAATATCGCTTATGAGCAGGAGTTTAGATTTCACCCTGAGCGTAGATGGAAGGCAGACTTTCGAATTGAAGGTTATCCAATCCTAGTTGAAGTGGAAGGCGGTGCATTCAGTAATGGCCGTCACACACGAGGTGAAGGCTACACAGCAGACTGCGAGAAATACTCAGTTGCAGCTATTCATGGATGGACTGTAATTCGTGGCACTACAAAGCAAGTGCAAGCAGGCTTGGTGCTCAATTGGATTGAAGAAGCAATGAAACGGATGAAGGTGGCGTGATGGTCTTTTACGAAGTTGGGACATACGAACAATACGAAGAAGGTTTTCATGCTTTCTTTCGCACTCGATATGAAGATAAAGCTGAACAAGTCAAAGCATGGGCAGAGGAGTACCAAGCTAAGACACCTGAATGGCCTACAGGTGAGACTGATGAAAAGCAGATTCAATATATGGATCTTGTTCGAAAAATTGATGATGAGTTTGCAGAGCTAATAGGCAAGAAGTTCCCAATCTCAAACTATTCAAAAGACATGTACTCAATACTTATAAACAAAGCAGAATTAGACGATTAAGGGTGGCGGTATGAAATCAAAGGTAGATGTAGATGCATTAAAGCTCACACTCCAATGGCAAGGATTCTTTCTAAAGGGATGGTTTGAAGATCATTGGTGTGACCTCAAGGACTATGCAGAAGCTTCTTTAAAGCTGCTTCTAATCATCCTGAGAATTTTATTTTCTCCCCTTCTCATTATTTATGTCATTTGGCAGACCAGAAAAATGTATGAACAGATAGCGAGCGGAGAAGTCAACAGAGAAAAAGTCAGAAATCACATCAAGAAATACGGCAAGTAAGGGGAAAGAGATGAATGCAGTAGTAACGGAAAAATTATCAAATCTTGAATGGGTTGGTCAGCAAATGAGAGCTAAAACGGCAAGCTATGAAACGTCTACTGCATCGACAGGAGAGAAGGCGCCTACTTGGGAAGAGCGTTGCGGGGCTATTGCTTCAATTGAAGATGAAGCAACTAAGGCATATTGTGAGATATTAGTTTGGGGTGATTCAAGAGACACGACACAGGCATTCAAGACACTTGTGGAGCATATTGGTGAAATCTTATATGAAGCGGCAAGCAAAGAGCGCCAGCGACATCACTTTGATTTGAAGCTGTTCTGCATGAAGGTGGCTCGAATGCAGGTATTTTTTAAGATGCGTCCAGTGATCAAAGAAGATCGTACTTTGCAGGGACAATTGAAGTTCTGCGGGATTGATGAGATCAAAGCTGACACATACAGCAAAAACTATGCTTACCTTGGTGCGATGGTAGATATTATTTTGAAAGACATGGAAGATGAAATCGATTTCTATGTAGGGCAATACCGAAAAAAGCTAAACAATTGACAGCTAAACGGATTTAAGGTAATGTTTTTATATACTGGTCGTATTACGGATTTCCGAAGACCAACACATCAAAGCTCATCGAAAGGTGGGCTTTTTTGTTTTCTGTGGTATAAGTTTATCTCCAATAATAAAGGGGATAATAATGTTTAATAGAGAAACACTTAAATTAATCAATTCTGCAACTGGTGAAGAAAGGGAATTACAGCAATGTAATGTTGGTGAGAACAGCATCCACAGCAAGGATATCAAAGTTCCTGTAAGAGAAGGTGACTTCCTCATTAGACAACTACCAAGTGGATTGGAGGAAAAATATCAAGTGTTAGATGTTGTGGCGTACACAAATTCACGTCCTCATTATGAACTGAAAGTGAAAAAAATCTAATCCTCAAAAGACCTCCTTCGGGAGGTTTTCTTTTATGCCCTGCTTTGGCGGGGCTTTTTCTTTTAAATTTGGAGATGCTATGCTTCAAAATGTTGATGTGGAAATTCGGGAGACCGAACAAGAATTAAAGCATATAGGCAGTTGCACAACCAAAGGCTTAACAGATCAAGAGATCGCTCACTTAGATGAGCGATTTTTTTTAGCCATTGAAAAGCTAAATTGGCTTAAAGGTCGCCGTGATGTAAGGGTGTTTGTATGGAAGCCAGTAAATATTTCAAACTCACAGGAAAGCGCCCACAGAAACCGAAACCAAAATATACGCCCTTGCCGAAAGCTACAGAAAAATACTTAAAAGCTGAAGAAGAGTTTACAAAGGCTTTGGATGTTCTTGAGTTTAAGTATGAAAAGAAATTTCAGTTTAAATCGACAAAACATTGGCGCTTTGATTTCCATTTAATTGAGCATCGAATACTTGTTGAAATCGCTGGTGGCCCATGGTCGGGTGGACGGAAGGGAAGGCTTAAAAATAAAGCATGGAGTCTTGACCGTTACGATGTTGCTGAAGAGATGGGCTATACAGTTATTCGCTTGGAGTCGGCTACTAGGTTTAAAGTTAATGAATCAGGACCTTTGCAGTTAAGAGTTGACTACGCAAGCCAATGGTTAAAAAACTTGAAGAGGCAATCGAAAATGGAACAAATAAGACCATTTCCACCGACTGATTTTATTGATCAGGCTGATGATGAAGAAGCTACACGCTTAACACCGGCACCAGATCTTATGGAATGGGTTATTGAAAATTATCTAACTATAGGTGGTGTGCTTTATAACCCAGACCATGACCATATAGCTGAGTTGATACATGAAAATGAGGGATTTCTTGCATTTGCATGGGCATCACAAGCTTGCACTGTAAAAAAACAAATGGTTTCAGGCCAGTGTGAAAAAGTTATGTTTAATGTGGGCGGCTGGCGTAAAGCTCGTCAAGAGCAACAGATGCGTGATTGGTTTGGTTATGTGCCTGTTTATCTCATCACTATTGATGCTATTTTTTGCGAACAAGCAACGGACCGAGATTTTTGTGCGCTTATAGAACATGAGCTTTATCACATCGGCGTTGAGCGTGATGAAGACGGTGAGCCTATTCTTGGTGAAATGTCTGGGCTACCAAAACATTATTTGGCTGGCCATGATGTTGAAGAGTTTGTGGGCGTAGTTAAACGATGGGGAGCAGACGAGAACGTGAAGCGACTTATTGAAGTGGCGAAGCAAGCGCCGTTTGTATCAGATGTAAATATTTCCAAGTGCTGTGGAACTTGCCTAATTAGTTGAGCCTTTTGGCTCATTTTTTTGCCTTGTTTCCTTGATGAGCCTTGATGGATTTTGAATTATGGCGAAGCTAAAAAAAGCCGAGCAACTCTTTATAGTTCGGTCACTTGCGCAATTCATGACACCCACAGAAGTTGTTAAGGCCGTCAAAGAAACTTTCAATATTGATGTGTCAGCGCAGCAAGTAGAAGCGTATGACCCCAACAAGGTTGCAGGGCGTGACTTAAGGAAGGAATACAAGGAAGTTTTTGAGGCAACGAGAAAGGAATATCTCAAACAGCCAATACACAACATTAGCGGGGCAAATGACATTGTTCAGTTAAAGATTTTGAGTGATCTACTTTTCACCAAGAAAAATAACGTGACCATGACAATTAAGATCGTGGACCAAATGCAAAAGATCATGAAAGGTTTTTATGAGAAGCGAGTCGAAATTACTGGAGCTGGTGGTGGGGCAATAAAAACTGAAAATACTCAGGTTCCACCGCAGCCAACACACACACCTGAAGAGCTTGAGAAACTTACCCCGCAAGAGCTCGCCCGTTTAGCAATTAATGGAAAGCTATGACATACGCACTTGATGAAATAGCCCCTTTAATTAAAGAGTGGACTATTAACGTACGATTGCCTGATGTTGTCTCTGAGATGACACGGCGTTATTACTACAAGGCTGTGATTGAACAGAACGAAAAGAGCAAACAAGCTGAATTAGAAAAGTGTAGAAATGATCCTATTCACTGGTTTAATCATTGGATCTGGACATACGATCCACGTGGTATGTCATTTGGATTACCTGCCAATATTCCTTTTGTTTTGCGTCCTAAGCAGGTTGAGCTCGTAAATTGGTTACTTGAGCGTGAAAACACTCAGACACACGGTCTAATTGAAAAGTCCCGTGACGAGGGGATGAGCTATGTTGTACTGGGATTTTTCTTACATCGTTGGCTATTCGTTGAAGGTTTTGCGGGTGGTGTTGGTAGCCGTAAAGAGGAGTTGGTTGATCAGAAGGGTGACCCCAAAACCTTATTTCATAAAGTCCGGGATATGTTTAGCAAAATGCCAGAATGGATGAAGCCAAAGGGTTTTATTAGGAAGGTGCATGATAATCATATGCGAATCATTAACCCGGATAACGGCGCAACAATCACTGGTGAAGCGGGTGACAATATTGGCCGTGGTGGACGTACTACGATGTATTTTTTGGACGAATGGGCATTCGTAGAACGGCAAGAAGCTGTAGATGCTGCTATATCTCAAAACACCAACGTCCATATTAAAGGATCCACACCTAACGGTATTGGTGATCGATTTCACCAGGATCGATTCAGTGGACGTTACGCCGTCTTTACCATGCCTTGGCGTGATAACCCTGATAAAAATTGGACTGTTACCTATAACGGCAAAGTTATTTACCCATGGTATGAAAAGCAGCTGGCCACACTTGATGATGTGGTGCTTGCTCAAGAGGTTGATATTAACTATGCCGCTTCTGTAGAAGGCGTCTTAATTCCTAGTAGTTGGGTTCAAGCTGCTATCGATGCACATAAGAAGCTTCAGATTGAGCCTACTGGAGACCGTATTGGCGGCTTAGACGTTGCAGATGAAGGTAAGGATAAAAACTCTTTTGCAGCACGTCACGGCGTTGTCATGACTTACTTGGCTACATGGTCTGGTAAAGGCGATGACATTTTCGGAACGACTCAAAAAGCTATGGACCTATGCTTTGAGAAATCCATCGATACGCTGTTTTACGATGCCGATGGCCTTGGCGCCGGGTGCCGTGGTGATGCCCGTGTGATTAATGAAAAGCGCAGAGAGCTGGGCTTATCCGAGATTAATGTGGAGTCATTCCGCGGATCCGGTTCAGTTCATGACCCTGAAGGGGAAATGGTAGAGAAACGTCTTAACAAAGACTTTTTTGCCAATTTAAAAGCTCAGTCTTGGTGGTCATTACGTTTGCGCTTTCAGGAAACTTTTAGAGCACTTGAGGGGCGTGACTATGATCCAGACATGATCATTTCACTATCAAGTGAAGATATCGATGCCAAGGAATTGGCACTACTCACTACTGAGCTATCTCAACCAACGTACACAAAAAATGGTGTTGGGAAAATCCTAGTCAACAAACAACCTGATGGCACAGCTTCACCGAACCGGGCAGATAGCGTGATGATTTGCTTTAACCCGCAAATTGCTGAGCTCAATATTTGGGGCAAGCTATAAAGAGAAAGTTATGGGCTTAATTAAATTTACAAGAGATTCGTTCCAGAACTTTGCAGCTCGAGTTGGGTTGGGTTCTGGAAATCAACACGATCAATCGACTTATGGTTTTAACTTCACAAGCCGAAATCGATTGAAGCTTGAAGCGATGTATCGATCAAGTTGGGTGGTTGGGCAAGCGGTCGATGTTGTAGCGGATGACATGACGCGTGAAGGAATTAACATCCGTGGCATGGACGATCCAGAAGATGTGGAGGCAATTAATCAGGAACTAGATAGCCTGCAAGTGTGGGATAAGATCAATGAGACTATCCGCTGGTCCCGACTTTATGGCGGAGCTATCGCTGTAATGTTAATTGACGGTCAAAATGTATCTACCCCACTTAATGTAAATACTATTGGTAAAGATCAGTTCAAAGGGTTGCTAGTTTTAGACCGCTGGATGGTTTTACCTGACTTGCAAGATCTAGTCACCGAGTATGGTCCAGATTATGGAATGCCTAAATACTATGATGTCATTACTGACTCAGTAGGCTTATGTAATCAGCGCATTCATTATTCACGTGTTTTCAGAATGGATGGGATTAAACTACCTTACTGGCAGGCTATAGCGGAAAATTTATGGGGCCAATCAGTTATTGAGCGCTTAGAGGATCGTTTAACTATTTTTGATAGCGCCACGTTGGGTGCTGGTCAGCTCATCTATAAAGCACACTTACGCACATACAAGGTAAAGGGCTTGCGTAGTCTTATTGCTGCCGGTGGGCGAATGTATGACGCTCTGGTTGAGCAAATTAACCAAATCCGTTTATGGCAATCTAACGAAGGCCTGACACTGATGGATGCTGAAGATACTTATGAGGCCCATCAATATAGTTTTTCTGGGCTTGATAATATTCTGATGCAGTTTGGCCAGCAGATTGCTGGTGCTTTAGGTATTCCACTAGTTCGTTTATTTGGGCAGTCTCCAGCAGGATTTAGCGCAACTGGTGAGTCTGACTTATCAAACTATTACGACAATATCAACCAGCAACAAGAAGGCCGTATGCGTACGCCTTTACATAAGTTGCTTGAAATTGTTTCGCGGTCAAAACTAGGTAAACCTCTACCTGATTCATTTAAGTTTGATTTCGCTTCATTGTGGCAGATCGATGACGAGAAAAAGGCAGAGATTGCGGCCAAAGTTGCCGAGGCAGTTACTAAGGTTGAAGAGGCTGGAATCATCTCACGTCAAACGGCGTTAAAAGAATTGCGTCAATCAAGCGAATCTACCGGTATTTTCTCTCATATTTCTGATGAGGAAATTAACCAGGCTGAAGATGATCCACCGCCGCCAAATGAAGGTTATGACGATGAAGAGCCAAATAAGTCGGATCTCTCCGAACCTGGCGAGGAAGACCGAGATACGGTACAGCCAGCAGCTTAGAAAAATTGCGGGTTATATTGATACGATCGTTAAAGGATTTGATGTAAACGATCCAAAAAATTACCCGTTAATGATCGCATCACTAAATGAGTATGCAAACACGCTTCAGTTTTGGGCACAAAATGCTGCTGGACGAATCCTTACAGATGTGGCGTTACGAGATGAGAAAACTTGGCTAATCTATGCTAAGGATTTATCGCGTGGTGTACGCGAACAAATCCGAAATACCGATACGGGCGCCGTATATCAGCAGCTCTTGAATGATCAAGTGAGACTTATTAAGTCTTTACCACTTGATGCAGCACAGCGTATTCATGACCTGTCTACTCGATCGTTAATTGAAGGTAACCGTTCAAGTGAGATTGCCGGCTTGATTATGGCCACTGGCCGTGTGACAAGATCCAGAGCAAATACAATTGCCCGCACTGAAGTTAGCCGAGCATCATGCGTATTTACTCAAGCTAGAGCTGAGAATCTTGGATCTGAAGGCTATATCTGGCGGACCAGTGAAGATGGAGATGTTCGGCAGAGTCACAAGGAGATGAATGGAAAATTTGTCTATTGGAATAAGCCGCCAACTCTGGACAATTTAACAGGTCATGCAGGCTGTTTGCCTAACTGCCGATGTTATCCTGAGCCAGTCATAGCAGATGATTTTTAGTTAAATAAACTTCATCTAACTTTTGAAAAAAGTTAAAAGTGTTATCCTGTTTATGTGGATTTACAAGGGTGCTTGATAGTGATTAAAACAGATGTAATTTTTGATGAATCAAACATAATCATAGGTCTTTTCACTATTAAGGATGACCATGGAATTATTCAGATTTCCACTAATGGCAATCAGGTAAGTTGGGATGAGTGGGTAGACGAGGCGGGCGGCCATTCTTTGGAAAAAGCGATAATTTACTGTTTAAATCGAAAACCGCCTGAGGATGCCACTCATTATAAAGAAACCAAAAAACAAAATAGCTATCGCTACTACAAAAAAGTAGATAAAGATTGGTTTATTTTTGTTGATTGGCGCTATCCACTTGGGTGGCAACCAACAGGAATGTTTGACGATTTAACAAAAATAAAACCACTCCCTCAATTTGGCTAAGGTTTGAAACATGAGTAAAACGCTTCATTCAGAAAAGTTCGCAATCAATTTTTTTATTGTTGATCAGGTTCCACAATTTGCAAGACGAATAATGACTCAAGTTCCCCAGATCGGCAGTAGATGTGTCTTTAAAGAAAAACGGTTTGATATTGTTGGTGTTGAGTGGTGTTTAGATGAAGATGCCACAAATTATGAATATCAGGCTCGAATAAATATTGAGTTAAAACCTGTCTAATAAGAGTTGCCTAAACACAGCCACCTTCGGGTGGTTTTTTAATGCCTGCAAAAAGGTGATCCATGTTTAAAAAGAAACCTAAATCAAAGGCCACAGTAGATAGATCAAATTTCTACACTACTGGCCAAATTGGGCGGACACGGGAAACCACCCCAGAAGGTTATTTGCTTTGCCGAGATGTGCCACTAGCTCGGATCGGTAAATTGCTTTATGGCGATGGTGAGGTGCCAGTTACCGCCGACAACTCTGGTCTAATCATTATTGAACGTGGTGAAGACGTTCTATTTGATCCACGTACGATCGCCAGTTTTGAAGGTAAATCAGTTACTGATGATCATCCTAAGGATTGGGTAACGCCAGAGAATTGGAAAGAATATACAAACGGCACTGCTCACGATGTTCGGCGTGGTGTGGATGAAGATTCTGATTGTTTAGTGGCGGATCTGCTCATTACAGACAAAGACATGATTGATGCTGTGATGAAGGGAAAGGTTGAAATCTCTCTGGGGTATGACGCTGATTACACGGAGATTAGCGTAGGTAAAGGGATTCAAACAAATATTTTTGGAAATCACATTGCCCTTGTTAAAAAGGGGCGTTGTGGGTCGCGTTGTAAAATCGGAGATAGTTTTATGCCTAAACAAAGTAAAGGCTGGTTGGAAAGCTTGCGCAAAGCTAAACGTACCATTGATGAGGCTTTAGAAAAAGCCAAGAGCACTGATGAGGAGGAATCCGAAACAGAAGATGAAGATAATGATGATGGCGAAGGTAAAACAACTGATGCAGCTATCAATCGTGAACTCTTGAAAGTTCTCAAAACTGTCCAAACAATTGATAAGCGACTATCAAACTTGGAAAAGAAAAAAACCAAAGACTCTGAATCAGACACCGAAACGGAAGATGATGAAGAAGGTGAGGGTAAAGGCAAAGAAACCGAGGATGATGTTTTGGAAGCTGAACAGGCTCAAAAATTATCAGAACAAGGTATTCAAAATCACACAGGCGATTCACTTCAAGAGGTTTTATCACGAGCCGAAGTTTTAGTGCCTGGCTTTAAAATGCCTACTTTCGATAGCGCTAATAATGGCCCAGCCGTTTTAAACACCAAGCGGAACGTCTTAAAACAAGCTCACGCTACGGCAGATGGCCAGAAAGTTTTAGCGCCATTTGTTGGAGCTAACCCTAATTTTGACACTATGGCAGCTTATACGATCGATGCTGCATTTATCGGGGCATCTGAACTCATCAAACAACAAAACAACGCCGCTGGTGTACGTTCTGGAATTTCTACACGCGATTTTGGCCGTGCGCCAATTACGCCTGCTGAAATGAACAAAATTAACCGCGAATACTGGAAAAACAAAGGAAACTAATAAATGGGTAATTCATTTTTATATCGTATGCCTTCAGGCATTCCGGGTGATATTTCACGAAAAGCGCACTCTACAGTTGAGGCTCATATTGCTAAAGGTAGTTTTGGGGCCTTCGGTATTTTCGGCAAATTAACAGCATTGGGTTTTGTACCTCTTGAAGCAGCTGATACCGACGTTTATGGCTTAGTGGTCCGCTCTTATCCTACACAATCGGCATTAAACGGTATTGGTGCAGCTGTTCCTCAATCTGGAATTGTGCATGACATTATGCGCCGTGGATACATGACGGTTAAATGCAATGCAGGTACAGCTAAAACGGCTGGTAAAGTTTATGTGCGTGTTGCTACTGCAACTGAGCTTAAGCCGATTGGCGGGATTGAAGCGATTGCTGATGGTGCGAACACCATTGAGCTTAAAAATGCCATGTTTATGCACGATGCAGATGCACAAGGCAACGTAGAAATCTCTTACAACATCTAAATTATTTTTGACGTAAATCACGGCGCTATAGGCGTCTTTTTTTACGCCTGGAGAAAATGAAAACATGCGTAAATTACTCTTAGCTTCGACCATGGCTCAAGCCGTAGCAATGGCGCAGCCGATCCGTGCACGTACACGCGATACAGGCACAATGCATACTTTTGATACCCGTACGATTGATAGTACCGGTGCATTTCTTTTAGGTGAATTGGAACGCTTAGACCAAACTCTACATGAGCCATTAGCAAATATTACATGGGGCCGTGATATTGATTTGCGCTCAGATGTATCAATTGCGGATGAAGTATCTTCATTCACTAACTCAACTTTTGCTGCAGCTGGTGGCCCGTCACCGACTGGTAAATCTTGGATCGGTAAAAATACTGATGCTATTGCCGGCATTGCGTTGGATATTGGCAAGACTGCCCAGCCTCTCAGCTTATGGGGTATGGAAATTGGCTATACCATTCCAGAATTAGAATCTGCGCGTGCTATTGGTCGTCCAGTCGATAGTCAAAAATACAAAGGTATGAACCTCAAATATCAAATGGATATTGATGAGCAAGTTTATATCGGCGATGACACTCTTGGAGTTGAAGGGCTCTTAAACTCATCAAAAGTGGGGGCAACAAACGTTAATAAAAACTGGAAATTAGCTACACCTCAGGAAATTTTAGATGATGTAAACCTCATCTTAAATAACGCATGGCTAGCCTCTGGTTTTGCTGTCTGCCCGGATAAGCTTTTATTGCCACCTGTGCAATTCAGTCTCTTAACTTCACGTATTGTTAGTGAAGCTGGGAATATCTCTATTCTTGAGTTCTTGAAGCTCAATAGCTTAAGTAACTCAGTGAATGGCCGACCATTAGATATTCAGCCTTCTAAGTGGTGTGTAAAACGTGGTGTTGGTGGTACTGACCGTATGCTGACCTATACACAAGCTGAAGATCGTGTGCGCTTCCCACTTGTTCCACTACAACGCACACCAATTGAATACCGTGGTATTCGTCAAATCACAACCTACTTCGGCCGTTTAGGTGTTGTTGAATGGGTATACCCTGAAACTGCTTATTACGCTGACGGTCTATAAGGAATTGTTATGTCTGAGTTAGTACAAATTCTTTTAAGCAAACAACTAACAGTGAACCTTGGTCGTGATGACCAAGGGGAGGCTAAAACAGTTGTATTGCAAGCTGGACTTCAGGAAGTAGAGAAGGATATTGCCGAGCACTGGTTTGTAGCGGCTCATTCCCAAGAGGTTCCAGCACATTCAGCTTATGCTGGTGAGCTTGAAGAGATCATTAAACAAAAAGATATTGAGATTGCAGCAATGCAAATTCAGATCGATGAAGCTGGAAAGCAAAACCTTAAGCATGACGAAGAAATGAAAGCCAAAGACAAAGAGCTTAGTGATCTTAAAATCCAATCTGCTAAGGATCTTCAGACTCAAGCGGCCGAATCAAAAGATGCCCTTGATCAAGCTCAAAAGGTGATTAAAGAGCGTGATGCTGAGGTCGCTAAGTTAAAAGCTGACTTGGCCAAGGAAACCCCAGCCAAAGAAACGGCCAAAGAAAAAGACACACCAAAGGAAACTTAACCTATGATCAGTGAATCCTCTTTTCGTGAAGAAATGCCGGCATTTGCTGATACAACGCAATATCCGTCATTTCAGTTTAATTTCTATTTAAACCTTGGGAAAAAGTTACTTCGTGAGGAGCGTTGGGGGGATACGCTTGATTATGGTTTAACACTGTTTATTGCTCACTATCTCACGCTTTATAAGCGTGCGATGGGTGCTGCAAGCATTGGTGGTGATGCTGGAAAGATTGTGGGGAATGAAACATCTAAATCAGTTGATGGTGTTTCAAAGTCCATGGATGTTTCGGGCGTACTAATCGCTGATGCTGGCCATTGGAACCAAACGACGTGGGGCGTTCAGTTTTATCAGTTCATACTGATGGCTGGTGCTGGAGGCATCCAGCTATGAGCAGTGGCGTTAAATCAAGTGGTAAAGGCTTAGCTGACATTTTCCAGGCAATGGCTGAATTATCCCAAATGGATGTGCTAGTTGGTATACCTCACGGCGAAGCACGTACTGATGGTGACGGTTTAACTAATGCGCAAATTGGCTATCTTATGGAAGGTGGCTCACCTTCTCAAAACATTCCTGAGCGACCTTTTCTGGTGCCGGGTGTTGAAGAAGTTCAAGAACCGGTAGGCGATAAGCTAGTTAAAGCGGTTGATGCCGCTTTAGCTGGTAATAGCCAAAGAATGATGATGTTGCTTGAGTCAGCTGGGATGATTGCAATGAATTCAGTTCGAGCCTATTTCGTTAATGGTGAATTTTCCCCTCTATCTTTGGCCACAATCCGTGCTCGAGCACGGCGTGGACGTAAAGGCGCTAAGCAGTATCTGAAGCAGCTTGAAACTGGTCCAGCTGAAGCAGGCCTGGTTCGGCCGTTGATTGATACTGGAGAGCTTAGAAAGTCGGTTACTTACGTGATCATGAAAAAGGAAAAGGAGGTAAAGCGTGGCTAATCTTGATGTTTCTGACGTTTTACTAGATCCCGACTTTATGGAGACGGGCATTATTTGCAAGCGTACTGAGGTCATCGTGGGAAACAACGGACGATCGCAAGAGACGATTACAAATACTTCTTTTTCTGGTGTTGTTACTACAAATAACGGTATCAAAATGGACCGCCGTGCCGATGGTACTTTGATCAAGGGTGCGATCAACATTCACACGCAATTTGCTTTGATTCAGGGTGATGCAAATAACAAAGCTGATGAGATTACTTGGAAGGGTAAAACCTACATTGTGACTCAAGTCTTAGATAACTTGCATTATGGCCAAGGTTTTATAAAAGCTATTTGCGAGCTTAAACCACTGGGGTAATCATGGGTGATTCTGCTTCAGGGGGATATATCACCCCTAGTGGCGGATCTGCTTATGACCAAGACCTAGAAGACATCTTTCAAGCTTTCATTGTCGGTATTACTTCTTTACCAGGTGCAATGGTTCGTCCACGTTTCCAAAGAGAACCACCGCCACTCCCCGAAATTGGTGTGGACTGGTGCGCCTTCGCCGTAAAGTCAATAATTCCTGATGATGGGCCTTACTTCGACCAGAAAGACGAAACAATGGATTCAATTCGACATGAAGAGTTGACGCTGTTTTTATCGTTCTACGGCGACCATGGCCAATCAATTGCAAACGTCCTAAAGGATGGTCTAGGCATTCCGCAAAACATCGCGCAACTCAAAGCGCAAAAAATCAAATTTATAAAGGGCGGTGAGATCATCACCGCGCCTGACTTTCTCAATAATCAGTATGTACATCGATATGACCTAACCGCTGTATTTAAGCGGCAAACATTACGCACGTTTGCTGTTAAGTCATTTGTAGATGCTGCCGATAGAATTTCCTAGGAGTTAATCCATGACATTGCCTGTTTCAGACGTTGTTAATGTCTCCATTAGTTTGGCGGCATTAGCAGCAGGGCCACGTAGCTTCGGTAATTTACTTATTCTTGGTGCCACGGATGGTGTTGTAGATCCAGTTGAACGTTTACGCGAATACTCGGGTCTTACACCTGTAGCATTAGATTATGGTACCGATGCGCCAGAATATAAAGCTGCTGAATTGTACTTTAGCCAATCCCCAAAACCCCGAACTTTATATATTGGCCGTTGGGTTAAATCGGCAAGTTCAGCGGTTTTAAAAGGTGCGGTTTTATCTGCAGATCAACGTGATATTTCAAACTTCACAGCTATTTCAGATGGTTCGATGAAAATCACCATTGATGGTTCTGAAAAGGTTGTAACTGCCCTGAACTTATCAGCTGTCACCAATTTAAATGGCGTGGCATCTGCTCTAACAGCCAAGTTGGGTACCGCTTCAGTAACTTGGAACGATGTTTATAACCGTTTTGAAATTACATCATTAACCACCGGTACCACTTCGACAATTTCCTATGCTATTGCCAATGCAACCGGTACAGACGTTTCTTCATTGATGGGTTTAACCGTTGGTCATGCTTCGGTACCAGTAAATGGTTATGCTGCTGAGCCATTGATGGATGCAATTACACATTTAGCGGACAAGTCACTTAAGTGGTATGGGTTAGATATCGCAGAGCCTATTTCTGATGCAGATGTTCTTGAAGTAGCTGCATTCATTAATGCGACTTCACCATCTCGTATTTATGGCCAAACAATTACTAATTCATTGTCTTTGGATGGTACCAGTACATCCGATCTGGCTTATAAGCTCAGCAAATTAAATAATGGTAGAGCATTTTCAATCTTTTCAGGTGATACGGCACATGCAGCAGCTTCAGTATTTGGGCGAGCATTTAGTGTCAATTTTAATGGTAACAACACGACCATTACATTGAAGTTTAAGCAGCTTCCTGGCGTTGCAGCTGAAGATTTACAGGTTTCCCAAGCAAAAGCGCTTAAAGATAAAAACTGTAATGTTTTTGCAGGGTACAACAACGACACAGCAATTCTTCAAGAGGGTGTGATGTGTGACGGCTCATTCATTGATGAGCGTCATGGTCTTGACTGGTTGCAAAACCATTTAGAGACAGCTCTGTGGAATCTTTTCTATACCACTAATACTAAGGTGCCTCAAACAGAAGGTGGTGTAAATCGCCAAAGTACTGTGCTAGAGCGAGCATTGGAACAGGCTGTTACAAACGGCCTTATTGGTCCTGGTCAGTGGAATGGTGATTCTTTTGGAGCGTTGGAAACAGGTGATTACCTGTCTAAAGGTTTTTACGTTTTTGCGAACAGTTTAGATGATCAGGCTCAATCTGAACGTGAAGCGCGTAAATCTCCGGTTTTCCAGATTGCTATCAAGATGGCAGGTGCAACACATTTCTCTGATGTGCTTGTTTCTGTTAACCGCTAATAAGGATAAGAAATATGTCTACATATTCATTTATGGATACTCAATGCACTCTTGCCAGTGATGACGGGGTGATTGACCTAGGTTACGGTGCGGGCGTTGCAGATGAAGGTATTACCATTGCGATGGCTGGCGATGCTAACACCATGACTATTGGCGCGGATGGTGAAGGGATGCATTCATTAAGTGCTAACAAGTCCGGCACTGTGACTATTCGTTTATTAAAAACATCACCAATTAACGCCAAGCTTTCTAATCTTTATCACATTCAGCGCTCAAGCACTAAGAAGTGGGGAAAGAACACTATCACACTAAATCATGCTGGATCTGGTGATAACGCTACAGCATCAAAATGCGCATTCAAGAAGCATACGGACTTGGCTTACAAGTCAGTTGGTGACTTCAACGAATGGGTATTCGATGCAATCAAAATTGATCAAAAACTAGGAGCGTATGAGTAATGCAAATCGGTAATTATGATTACGAAATTGGTCGCTTAAATGCAATTGACCAGTTCCATGTATCCCGAAAAATTGCACCAATTATCCCTACGATCATGCCAATTCTTACGGAGTTGGCAAAAGGTGAGCTTCAAAAAACCATTGAGAAGTTAGAAAGCGCTGAAGAAAACGATGTGAGTGGCTTGGCTGAGGCAAATCTCGAAAGCCTTGGCGCAGCATTACAACCACTTATGGATGCCTTCGCTAAAATGCCCGAGGATGATGTTGATTATGTCATTAAGAAGTGTCTAGCAGCGGTTTCACGCAATGGTGCAAAAGTAGTGGTCCGTGATGCAATCATGTTTGATGATTTAGGCATGGAGCATATCTTGCCGCTAACTATCGCCGTCATTCGTACGAACTTGGGAAATTTTATTCAAGGGCTGCTTACGAAGGCATTGAGCACGAAACAGCCCACTTAACATTTAAGCATTTACCAGGCCACGAGGATTGGGTTTTAAGACCCGCTATTCGTGGCCTTTGTCGTTTTGAATCTTTAAAAGATGGAACTTTAGACCTTGCCGATATTGCATTGATGAATGATGCATTAGATGTGCAGGCAGATAACCAGCTTTTACTCGAACGATATAACGAACAAAACAAAGGTTGAGTTAGACATGAGTGATACAGTTATTCGTGATTTCTTTGTGTCCTTAGGTTTCTCTACGGACAATGAAGGCGCTAGAAAAATGGTCGATACCCTTAAAGGGGTAGAGCTAAAAGCGGCATTGCTGCACAAGACTTTATTGCTTCTAGCAACTGGTGCAGTTGTCGCAGTAACAAAGACAGCAAGTGAACTCGATAAGCTGTATTACTCATCTCAACGTATTGGCGCATCTGCTTCAAATATTCGTGCTTATGGTGATGCAATCTCACAAATGGGTGGTAATGCTCAAAATGCATTACAGTCACTTGAGAATGTGGCGCAGAAGATGCGTAACTCACCAGGTTATGAAGGCATGCTAACAGGCATGGGTGTAGCTACACGTGATGGTAATGGACAGTTGCGTGACCGTGTGGAAGTAATGAAAGACCTTTCAAAAACAATGAAAGGGATGGATTACTACCAGGCAAATGCTTATGCCAGTTCTTTAGGTATTGATGAAAATACCCTTATGGCCATGCGTGATGATAAGTTCATCGACAACATGGAGAAGTACCAGAAATTACGTCAAAGTGTTGGCTTAACTGATGAGCTTACCAAGTCTGGTACCGATTTCATGGTTGAATTCCGTGACATCACCATGACGACCAAAGCTATTACTGAAGTTGTTGTAATGACCGCAGGACAAGCACTTATTCCAGTGCTGAAGGTGATCAATAATTTCTTACGTAGTGCGATTGCATGGTTCGCTGAACTGGATCCGCGTTTTAAAGCTATCTTGGCCACTGGTTTAAAGTTTGCCTTGCTTGCGATTATCTTTGGTGGCTTTATTGGCACAATCGCTAAATTAGCTTCTGTGTTGCCAATGCTGAAAAGTCTGCTCTTTTTGATCAAGTCACTACGATTGGCTTTCTTGGCTTCCCCGATCGGTATTGTCTTGGCTTTGGCCGCTGCAATTGCTGCTTTATGGGATGACTACCAAACTTGGAAAAATGGTGGTGAAAGCCTAATTGACTGGTCTAAGTGGGAGGGAGGCATTGAGACGGCAATTAAACGTATTAAAGAGTTGGCCGAGTTAATTAAAAGCCTTAAGGATAAAACTGTAGAGTTTGTTACCAAGGCAATTGATGATCCAGCTGGTACCGCTAAAGAAACAGTTGCTGCAGTAACTGAAGCGGCTAAAACTGGTACTGCTGCTGTAGTGAGTGCAACCAAATCAACTGTAAGTACCATTAAAAGCAGTGTTGCTAAAAGTTATGGTTTTAGCTTCGGTAAAGATGTTGACCGCTATATCCATGAGGCAGCCACAAAATATGGTCTTGATGAGAAAGTGCTACGTGGCTTCGTTAAAATGGAGGATGGGTGGACTGGGAAAATGTCACCTACTGGAGCTATTGGAACAGGCCAATTTATACAATCAACATGGGATGGGTTGGCTAAAACTGCTGAGGGTAAAGAAATTGGTATGACAAAAATTGGTAAAAGATTTCGTACCAAAAATGACCCAAGATTTGATAAGCGCATCAATACTTTAGCTACAGGTCTTCTTGCTAAACAAAATGCAGATATTCTTACTAAAAATGGATTGCCAGTTACAGGGGAGAACCTTTATATGCTCCACAATATTGGTCCTGGGGTTATACCTGCTTTAAAAGGTTCCAATAACATTTCGTCTAAAACACTTAAAGCAATGCAACAAAATGGTATGAAAAAAGGCATGTCACCTAGCCAGTTTGTTAAATTCCAAAAAGGCAGATTTAGTAAACAATACAATATAGCTAATGCCGAGGAAAAGATTATAAACAGTGGTGAAACTAAGATTAATAATTATGGTCCACCAAGTGGCAACCCAGATAAAGCACAAATCAATAATTCATCCAATATGTCAGCTAGATCAGTAGTAATACATCAATCATATAAAACTGATATGGTTCTCAATGGTGTTAGAGAGCCAATAGAATCTGCTCATGCAGTTAAAAAACAGCAAGAAAACAGCATGATTCTTTTGGCTCATAATACGAAAAGTTTAATAGGTTAATTGCTATCAATATCAGCTTGTAATTGTTGAGCACGCTCTTTATTTAACCTAACTATGCAATTTGAATGATTGTTTTTTTCACCGTGATAGTTACTGTATGTGTCACAGTAACTGTTACGGTAAGTCAACCAATCCTTTTGGGATTTACTGAGTTCTTTTATAACATTGGGGTTATAACTTATTTGTTCTTTGGAAAGCTCAGTTAACTTCTTGAGATTGGTTGTTACTTTAGCGAAAGATTCATCTTCATAACATTTTGCGACATCTGCAGGGTCATTAAAGTAAACTTCACAGTTAGCCAACGAACCGAAGCTTAATAAAGATGTTGTAACCAATAAGATAATTTTCTTCATTAGTCTTTGTTCCGAATAGTCGTTGAGATATTTAAAGTATCGCTTTGATCTTTACTGTCAGCAATACTTTCATGTTTCTTATAGTCTTCTTCAGTAGGGATATAATCATGAGCTGCTTTTTCAGCTTCAGCAGTAAACTCTTCCTTGTCGTCGGCATCTGACTTTTTGCTTTCAGTAAGTTGTTTAGCCGATTGTGAGTTATTAGGAGTGTCATCAAATTTTGCCAAGTAGATGGCGAAACCAATAGCGACAATTATTACCCAAAATATCAATTTAAAAAAGAATTTGAAGCATCCACCTTTTGATTCATATAGTTGATTATCTACTGAAAAACTTTGGCCACAATTTTTACAAGTATATTGTGATTTAAGTATATTTGATTTGCTTGAGGCATAACGTGTCTGTTTACTATTACAGTAAGGACAAATAGGTCTGGATGAAGTGCTCACAAGAATTAACCTTTATTTTAAAGTGATTTATCTTTAATCAAAATTATATAGGTTTAGTTAACGTATTGCTAAGCTACATTTTTTAAAAACATATAAACCCGCCAACCGGTGGGTTTTTTAACGCCTGGAGAAAAGCATGGCACTCACCGAAACAGTGGGGTCACTCTTGTTAGGTGGCCACCGTTCAATTATGGGTTTGTTTGCTGATGTGGTGATCGAAGAGAATCATTCTGATGAGCTTGTAATTACCGAGCATCCAGTTGAAAAGGGTTCGCCGATTTCTGACCACTGCTATAAAGCACCACCAGAAGTCACTATGAAAATTGGTTGGTCTGAAAGTGCTGGGAGAATGAATGGCCTTATTGGTAATACGTTTATCGGTTCTGATTTGTCTCTTTTAGGGATCTACCAAGGCTTGCAGGCGCTACAGGGCCAGCGGCTTATTATCTCAACAGGTAAGCGCCTCTATACAGATATGCTCATCAAGTCTTTAAAGAACGTCACAGATGAGACTTCAGAAAATGCATTGATGATCGATATTGTGTTTAAGAAAGTGTTTATTGTTTCTACCAAAGAAACACTGGTTTCGATCACTGATCAGAAGAATCCAGAAGTTACCTCTGATGTGGTGGATACAGGCACTAAACAGCCGAAAGAAGTAGATAAATCATTTATTGGTTCATTAACTGGCTTAGGTCATGCTGGTGGCGCATACGAATGGGGTTTTTAACATGGCTTTGTATGAAATCCCTTTACTCGATCGCAACCAAAAGTTTTTTATCAAGTTAAACAAGGTTAATTACCAGCTAAAGCTTGTTTTTCGAAAACGATGGTACCTAGATATTTTTCAAACTAATTCAGAGCCTGTTGCCTTAGGTATTCCTTTAGTCTCAGGTATCGATATTTTAAGCCCTTTTAGTCATGTAATTAGCGGCTCTATGTACGTTCAAAACCTCAATGAAGATGAGAGCCAATCATTTAGTGATTTAGGCACCCACATAAAGCTTTTTTGGCAGGATCCTTAAATGACTGAACAATGGAAGCGAAATTGCCGGCTAACCGTCCAGCTTAAATATGGGGAGCCAGAGGCATTAGATTTATCAGAAATGCGGATTGTATTTCGTATTAATCAACCTACAGCTGAAACACCCAAAGCAGCTGAGTTTTATATCTATAACTTATCAGTCGATACAATGAATCGACTTGCTGGCGAGGATAATTCCAACGTGGGAGCGATGGTCACTTTCGAGGCTGGTTACGGTGAAGAGTTGGCCACAATTTTCAAAGGTTCAACATTCCAATATCGCCGAGGACGAGAAAGCCCGACTGATACCTTTTTATGCATTCTGGCTCAGTCAGGTGATAAAGCTAAAAACTATGCGCTGGTTAATAAAACCATTGCAGCTGGTACCTCAGTCGATCAAGTCAAGAATGAACTTGCAAAAGAGTATCAAGCGAATGGTGTAGAAACAGGCGAATTGCCACAGCTTAGTGATCAAAAATATGTTCGCGGCAAAGTAATGTTCGGGTCATTAGACGACCAGATCAGACAGTTTTGCAAAGACACAAACACCGAGTACTTCATTGACGATGAATACTTATACATGGTGGGTATCAGTAGTTTTTTACTTGATTCAGTTTTTGAAATGGATGCCAACTCGGGGATGATTGGAATGCCTCAACTCACAACAGAGGGGCTAATGGTGAATTGCTTGCTCAATCCACAATTGCGCCGTGGTGGGCGAATTCATGTTGATACGACAAGCATCCAAACTCAGGCATTTGATATCGATTACCAGACTCAAGGACAAGACCAGGCACAAAAGGACCTTAAAACAGCTGGCGGCATTAATGGCATTTACATCATTAAAGCAGTCGAGCATTACGGCGATACACGCGGCGATGATTGGTATACAAATCTTGTTGCAGTTGGTCAGGGAGCTGTAGTTCCTAAATCAGGTATCACTATTTTGGCGGTGGATTGATATGGCTTTAAGTAATAACGAAAGATCGCCTCATTTACTCAACATCATTAATGATGCGATTAAATCAGCCTTGGCCGTAGTCTGGACCAATTTACCTTGTATTGTTGATTCTTATGATCCAGATAAGCAAACAGTGACTGTTACACCAGCCATTCAAATTCCTGTAATGCAAGAAGATGGATCTATTGAGATGGTAACTATTAAGCCATTACCTGATGTTCCAGTATGCTGGCCGAAAGCTGGAGGCTTTGCTTTAACATTTCCAGTTAAGCAGGGCGACGAGTGTCTAGTACATTTCTCATCTAGATGCATTGATTTGTGGTGGCAAAACGGGGGCATTCAACCACCGTTTGAAAACCGCAAGCATGATCTATCTGATGGCTTCGCTACCTTTGCGCCGCAATCACAGCCTAAACGTTTAAAGAGTGTGGCCACTGATGCGGTTGAATTAAGAAATGATGCTGGTAATGCCAAGATCCGGATTAATGATGCTGGCGAATTAGAGTTCTTCGGTACCAAGGCATCTTTTAATTGCCCAGTTGAAATGAAAGATGGATTGGGTGTCATAGGCTCGATGACAAACAATGATATCAATGTAGGTTCAGACCATAACCATTCTGGAGTTCAACCAGGTAGTGGTGATTCTGGTCCACCAAAACCATAAAATAATGAGGGGTCGCTGAAAGGCGGCTTTTTTTATGCGCTATAGAAAGCTAGATGATGATGGGGATTATAGCTTTGGCCAAGGTCAAAATAATTTCCATATAAATACACCTGAGGGTGTAGCGCAGGCGGTTATGACCCGCCTTAAATTTTGGGTAGGTGAATGGTTTGCCGATACTTCAGACGGCACAGGATGGACCACTGATGTTTTAGGGAAATTCACCGACCATTTGTTTGAGCTCATGATTCGACAGCGAATTTTAAGTACTCAGGGTGTTTTAAGAGTCGATTCTTTTGATAGTCAATTTGATGGTGAAACACGAAAGCTATCGATTCAATCAACCATTACAACGATCTACGGTTCAGCAAGTTTACAAGGGGAGATTTAAAGATGGCATTAACTAGCATAGCCCCTGTAATTAATCAGTATGGTGCTACAGCTGCAACTTATAGTGAAATTGTCGAGTATTTAAAAGATAAGTACCGAGGAATTTACGGCCAAGATGTTTACTTAGAAAACGATAGTCAGGATGGGCAATGGATTGGAGTTATAGCACGTGCAATTGCTGACTGTAATGCTGAAGTTATAAATGCTTATAACTCTATGTCACCGAGTACCGCTGATACTGATGCGCTCTCTCGCAATGTAAAGATTAACGGTATTCGCCGTGCAGTGGCTACACAATCAAGTGTTTCGGTGGTGTTGGTCGGTGTTGCTGGCACAATCATTAATAACGGTATTGTGAGCGACAAAAATAATAATCGTTGGATATTGCCGGCACAGATTATTATCCCAGCTGAAGGAGAAATTGTTGTATCTGCTATAGCTGAAAAAGCAGGAGCAATTCTAGCGCTGCCCAATGCCGTTACTACTATTTCAACACCTACGCGCGGTTGGCAATCTGTAAACAATCCTCAGGCATCTAACTTAGGCGCTCCAGTCGAAAGCAACACTAAATTACGTCAACGCCAAGCATTATCAACGGCCATTCCTTCGCGTTCTTATACAGAGGGGATTTTAGGAGCTCTATTTAGTCTTGATGGTGTGAGCCGTTGTAAGGTTTATGAAAATCAAAAATCATTTAATGATCCGCTAGGCTTGCCGCCAAACTCTTTGGCTGTTGTCGTAGCGGGTGGAGATGATCAATTGATTGCAGAGACGATTCGAGTAAAGAAGGCACCCGGTTGTGATCTGTACGGAAATACAACTGTGATTCGTCCAACAGTATACGGTGATCCTGTATCAATCGAATATTGGCGACCTATTCAGAAGTCTATTGGTATCCGTTTTGAATTAACGACTAATTCAGATTACACGGTAGATATTGGGGAGCAAATAAAGAGCGCTTCAGCTGATTACATTAACCAGCTCGATATTGGGGACCGTATCGCCATTAATAAGCTGTATGTACCAGCAGGCTTATACGGCGCATTAGATGCAAGGTCTTATGAAATTGAAAGTCTTCAATTGACTGTAGACGGCGTGCCTATCGAAGGTGATTACACATTAGCTTTTAACGCCGTGGCCTATTGTGATTCAGACAATATCGAGATCAGTATCGCTGGAGGTGGTTAATGCAAACAGATTATTACTTGAATCTGATCATTAATGAACACCGATCTAAACCAAACTTTAATGAGACGGTTAAAGTATCGATAGAGCCGATTATTGATTGCATGAACGTGCTGCAAAGTATGAATGAAAGGTTTGATTTAGATACAGCAAGTGGGGATCAATTAAATATTTTGGCCGAATGGGTTGGGGCTCCAACTGTTGTGCCTGACATTGTGCCTCTTCCTTTCTTTGGCTTTGAGGGGCAACCAGAGTCGCTAACATTTGGTGAGACGGATGATCTCGATATTGGCGGCTTTTGGCGTGAATCAGGTGTAAGCAGTTACCGTGGCCAAAGTATCCCACCTCAAAAATTATCCTCTGTAGTGAAAGCAAAGATTTTGCTTAATAACTGCGATTGCACACTCGATGAAGCATTTGAAATCTGCAAGTTATTGACTGATGTGCCTTTCAAATTAAAGGACAAAAGAGACATGACAGTTTTGTTTGAATTTCTTGCCGAGTTTCAAACCATAGATAAAGAACTAGTTCGCTTGTTGTTTCCATTACCAAGCGGAGTTGAGCTAATTTTTTCGGATGAAGTAGATGGATAAGTTAGAAGAATTTAGCCTTAATGGGCCAAAAAATACCGATGGGTTGACTTTATTGAGCGGCTTCCCATCAAATAAAAAGCCAGCACGTCAATGGTTTAATTGGTTGTTCAATTCACTAACCAAAAAGATCAACGAGATTGTTGATGCGATTCAGAATAATTCAGATGCAGAAATAGGAAAGGTTTCAATGTGGTTTGGTAAATCACCACCTATAAATCACGTGGAGATAGCTGGACAAACATTAAATAAGGCAGATTTCCCGAAGCTATTTGCTAAATATGGAATTTCTGCAGCAACATGGACCTTACCTAATACACGAGCAGAATTTCCGCGAGGTTGGGATAATGGGCGAGGTGTTGATGTAAGTCGTACTATTGGAAGTATGCAAGAAGATAGCATCAAGGCACATGATCATACTTACTGGAGCTGGAATGACAACACTGGTAGTGATTCCGAAAGCATAGGTAACTATGACCCAAATGGTGGTGGACGTGAGAGAAGCAAGGTTAAAACTTCTTCAGTTGGCTCAAACGAAACCAGACCACGAAACTTTGCAACAATGTTTATTATGCGTGTTAGCTAAATAAATTCTTTAAATATTACCGCCCAAAGGCGGTTTTTTTATGTCTAATTTTTGGGTGGAATATGGCTACAAACTGGAATGCTGTATTAGCAAATATCAATAATGCTTCGGATATCTTGGCAATTCTTCGAAAAGTATTGAGTCTGCTAGATGGAAAAGTCGATTTAACAAAAATCGACGAAATCATTGAAGAATTAACTTTTATGCAATCTGATGTTAATACAGCTTTAGGGAGCGTCAATTCAGCTTTAAACGAATTTGATGTTGAATCTCAGGCTGCAATTCTAAATATTATTACTTCAGGTAATGCGACTATTAATGATTTGCAGGAAGCAATTAATCTAGCTTTAGCAGCTGGGGCGGGCTCTGCTGGTTGGACTACAGATTTGGTAGTAGATGGTGCTGAAACTCAGAAAATTATTAACGATTTAAATATTCAAGTTGTTAAATCTAAAAGTGCACTTGAAGTATTAAAGCCGCGAATAGATGGTCAAGTTGTTTTGATGACGGGGTATCATGAAAATCAATTTCAAGGTGGAGATCATTTTAAATACGATAAATCTCAATCAACTGTAAACAATGGTGTAACAATTATAAATGGCTGGGTTAAGCAATTCTTTAATACTGAATTGACTGTATCCGCCTGCGGTGCAAAATTTACAGATACAGATCATTCAGCATCATTAGAAATAGGAGTTTCATTTGCTACTTCTTTGAAAAGAAAGCTTGTTATTGATTTTGATTTAAATGTTTCAAAAACTACAGAAATGAATGCAACATTGAATATTGAGGGTAATGGGGCTGCTGTTCAGTATTCAAGAAGTATTACAGCATTAGCTGATATACCGATTTTTACAGTTAAAGCGGGCTTTGGTTCAGAGTCTTCAAGATTTACAAATCTAATGTTTAAAGCTGCTAATGGTGGAACGGCGGCAGCATTTAGAAGTACAAGTAACGGCTACTTATCACAATGTACGTTTGATCATTGTGTGTTTGATCGATCTTTGAGATATGGAATAGATGCAAATATTATTCTATGTGACTTTCAAAAATGTGATTTCGGAACATATCAATCTGCTATTAATACTATTGGTTTCAAAGCTGTAAGATGTCAAGGCGTCGTTGGTACAAGAGAACCAAATGCCAATACATTTTATAACTGTATTTTTAGACGTGGTAATGACGACTACATGATTGAATGGGATTCTTACGGCGCACAATGGCATTTTTTTGCTTGTGATTTTGAACAAAATGACTGTACAAAAGCGATTATTAATTGCACTGCGGCCAGCCCAATTATGTTTGTCGGCGGGTATATCGAGTCAAATGAGGCGACACCTTATTTCATAAAAACGAATGGCAATTCTGCAACTGGTTTCGTACCTTTGATTACTTTTCAGAGCGTACATTTCAATCAGCCAGCACTTACAGCAATTGCAAAAAACACGATGGCCAATTATCCAAAATATAAATTTGAGGGGTGTTATGGCCAGCTTGGGTGTGCTCTGTGGGAAAGCAGCACGGGCGTTTTGAATGATATTACTTTGTTATCGAGCTCATTTGGCAATCATTTCACTTTGATTTCGGGTGGAAGCATCGGAAACATTCATACTGAGACTTATCCCTCTGGTTACAATCATTATTTGTCAAGAAACTATGTAGACACGAGCGTTAAAAGAATCTCTAAATTGCAACAGACAATTTCGTCAGGGCAAGCAAAGAGTATTTGCACATTAGCAAATAAAGATAAAAATAACTCGTACAGTTACGGTGGGTTTATCAATGTGTTTGCGGTTTTTGGTAATAGTCTAGATGCTTCTGGATCATCAGCTACTTACAATCTTATTGTAAACAAAGGCCCGAGCGGGCAAATAGTTACAGTAATATCAAAAGCTGGGGACACTGAAGGGAATACGAGCGGACAGCCCTCATTCTCGTTTTCACTTGCGAATAATATTTTATCTGTAACACCGATTGGCAGTTCAGGTAATCAGTCTTTCTTTGCATCATTCTTTATTGAAGCAACGGGTAATTTAAGCGTTTCATAACACAACAAACCACCACAAGCCCTAGCTTTTAATAAGTTATGGCTTTTTTATTGCCTAAACGAAAGGGGGAAGGCATGGCAGAACCAGAAACATATGGAACACGAATTGAGAGAAAGCTTGATTCTGTACAGCAAGAAGTAAAGTCACTATCTGAGACAGTACTACGATCAACTTTGATGTACGAGCAGCACAAATCGTTAAGCGAAGATAACGCAAAAAAGATAGAGCGGCTGGATGCAGCATCTCAAAAATCAGAAGGTGCTATTACATTTCTCAAGTTTTTTGGAGGTTTTGCAATCACTGGAATACTTACTTTCTGCACATGGATTGTGTCTAGTCACTCTACTACCCAGCAACGGCTAGCTGAATCAAATCAAAAAATAGCGATTTTAGAATCAAAGTTAATTCGCTTAGATACTGATATAGCAGCAATTACACACGCAAAAAAATCCGAGGTATTAAATGAACAGTGAAAATACAAGGGCTTATCTAGCATTCTCACTTGTAGCGTTAATGTTTGTATTAGTGATTGCTTTATTTTTAGTAGAAATGCCACGAGAAAACAGCAATCTGATCAATACAGCATTGGGTTTCATTGCAGGGGCTATGACAACTGCATGTGGCTTTTATTTTGGAAGCTCTGAGTTAGAGAAAAAAGGTGGGCAAAATGACAACTAAACCATTTTTTGACGCTGCCCGTGTTATTGCAGGCGGTAAGCTTACACAAACACAAGTAGATGATCTAAATAAAGTAGTCGATAAACTTGTGCCTTCTGGCATGACTACAAGTGATGTTGGTGTTGAATTAATTACTGGTTTTGAAGGAACACGAACCACTTCTTATGACGATGGGGTGGGAGTCTGGACCATTGGCACAGGCACCACAGTTTATCCAAATGGCGTGAAAGTTAAGCAGGGTGACACCTGTACACCTGAGCAAGCCAAAGCTTACTTTAAGTATGACTTGGCTAAATTTGAAAAGACTGTAAATGAAGCTGTGACAGTTCCGCTAACTCAAAATCAGTTTGATGCATTAGTGTCTCTCAGTTACAACATTGGTGCTGGGGCTTTTAATAACTCAACCTTATTGAAGAAGCTTAATAAAAGTGACTATCAAGGCGCTGCTGATCAATTCCTTGTTTGGAACAAAGCAGGCGGTAAAGTCATGAAAGGTCTAGTTCGTCGCCGAGAAGCAGAACGAGCACTCTTTTTAAAGAAGTAA